TTGAGATTCGACCTCCAGCTTCAAACCCACCCTGGCCAGCACAAACTCCAGGATACTTTTCACGCTCATTTCATTTGCAACCTTGTTCCAGCGGAACTGATGTCTGGCTCTCCAGTTATTTATCCACTCCCACCCGTCCAGGGCATGGAGAAGAAGGCTGGCCTTACCCCCTGAACTGGTGTACTCATAAGCCTCCAGAGAAAAGGTCTGTCCTGAACTAGCCTCGTTACCCTGAGAGGTAACATAGCCGGGGCTGAACTCCAGCTGACAGCCGATAGCCAGCGGTGACGGCAGCGAGGCATAACGCCCATCATCATTCCTGAGTTCAACGGTCAACCTAGCCTGTCTTTGCTCAGCCTCCTGCTTCAGTAAGAGGACATCAGTGGTTAAATCAACGCTCTCTTCGGTTAACTTGGCCCGCCATACGCCTGAAGAAGCGGACAGCCAGCAGTAATCACCATGGTGAGCCAGGGCTAGACCGTACTCGCTGGAGAGGTTAAAGGGCACCGGCTCACGCCATAAATTATCCGCAAATTTAGCACCGGGAACAGAGTGAGACCAGAAGGGACGGCTGTAGGCTTCGGCATCAGTATATTTCTCCACATAAAAACACCGGCAGGTATCAGGCTTGTCCATGAACACTCGATGATATTCAAAGCTGCCGTCGGAAGGGGCCGAAGCCAGCTCCTTCAGGTCTGACCAGGTACCAGAAGCAACGTCACCACCGTCGCCGTATACCAGACTCCACAGCTTGAAGTTATCTGACGAATCCTGGCCGGTAATTATCAGATTCCAGTCGGCATCATAGACTACAGCCACACCTGAGAGGTCGCCGGTGGTCTTGTCCCAGGCAACCCTGGACTGCCAGCTACCACCGATATGCTTTTTGACGTAGAGAGTCGCCTGGTCGGCGAAGAAGACGGCCAGATCACCATTGGGTTTATAGACCGCTGCCAAGCCGTAAACAGCCGTGGTAGGAGAATAGTCGATTAGCTCAGGACTGCCCCAGTTCACACCGTAGTCAGTACTCTTGATACGACGGACTTCCCTACTGGAGTTAATCCAGAAAACCGAAACCTCAGCCCCTTGAGAAGCCGCCGCAACCACGACGCAATTATACTGGCTGGTGTAGGTCCAGCTACTGAAGTCTGATAATGGGCCGGGACTAGCTACCCTCTGCCGATAGAGCTTCCGACCGTCGCTAGGCAGGGTTATCCTGGCCCTGATAAGAGAGCCATCGCCGGGCATAGTGACAGCATGAAAGTAGTCATCCTCAGCACCTTCATACAATCTATCCCAGTCCAGCCTGACTATCCCGGCGATCTTGTTTCTGGCTTCCACCTTAACGTACGGGATACGACTGGCTTCCTTCTGCGCTGCCAGCAGTGTCGATGTCAGATTTCTCACCTTTTCACTGTCCTTTACTTTATTCGCTTTTCTGGTCCGGGATGTCCAAAATAGGCAATTCTACCTATTTGCCTAAGTATTTCGACGGATTACACCATTTATTAATAGAAGTTATGATTAACGTACCTAGGTGCATATTGAAGGCAGGCGAGCCAGCAACAGTAGATGATATGTTGCGAAGCAGAGGTAGGTAATAAGCGCATGAATGCTGTGCCGTGACCCTGCCTTCAATAATTTAATCATCCATATATTCTCCTCACCTTTTCAGAAAAACCACCGATTCTTCCAGTAACCTATTTTGTCCCCCACTCATCAGGGACCATAGTCAGTCGATTTAGACACCACAGGATAGTATGGCCTGTAGAGAGAACGGATTCTCACTCGATTTCTCCGCCCCAGCCTCCTCAGCTCAGACTTAAAGAAGTTGAGCTTATCCTTACCCCAGGCGAGGAATTCCTCCGGGGCAGGGCTACCCCCAACATTAACCCGGTTGACGGCATGTATTGCCCATTCCGCAGCCGTATAGCCACAGGCACCGACAGCAATTAAGTCCTCATAAATGGCAGGAATGGTAGAAGTAGAGGCATCAAGAGTGTGCAGCTTCCCGTAGTAGATATAAGCATTTGAGCCATCCGGGACTTCCGTACCTAATAAAGTAAGAGCGTCCCCCCAGAGAGCGAACCTCTGATAACGTTTGGGAAACTTATCCACCGGGTACTCCACAGCCTCGACCATAATGCGGTTGGTGATGGCAGATACGTCAATCTCCCTGGAGCCAGAAGCAGTAGCCTTAACCGCCTTCTGCTCTTGAGGGAGAGCCTCGGAGAAATCTTTTACGGCGTGGGCAATGTGCCTATCCAGCTCATCGTCGGTCCAGCGATAGTTCTGACTGTCCTCGTCATGAAGGTCACGCCTGACAATAGTCCTCATCTCAGTTAAATTCATAATAACTGCTCCTTTAGCCTCTTATTTCTATCCTTTCCAGCACCTCGCAGGGCAAACCTTCGTCATGGCGGCAGATTTCCAGCTCGCAGGAGGATATCTCCTCATTGACTTCACCCGTATTAATACTAACTGCCTTGGCACATAGATTTGTGGCCAAAGCCATCAAAGTCTGAGCATCAGCTTCACTGTCAAAGGATAAATCAATCCTGACTCTGTACTTCATCTATACCTCCGTCTCCAGTATTATTTCACAGGGATGGCTGTTATTTTTATGACTGCAAAAATGCTTATGCACTCTGCCAGAGACAACGGGTATTTCTGTCATCCTTTTTTCCACATAGCCGAACAGCTCATCCATATCAGCCTGGTTTATCAATCTTGCCTCCAAAATATTACTGTTGTCCGAAACGATATTACGAGTAGTACCCCACTGACTCTTGCCAGTCAACCAGCTATTTATGTTGCTTTGCATGGTGTTTGCGTCTGATTCATTGTCAAAGGTCAATTCATACATGACAGCATAGACAGCGCCGGCAAACGGGGCTGAACCGCTATCCAATGACACGGTGGGATTGTCTCTTCCCCCTACGCCCGAAACAGCCGCCGGCGAGACATCTACCCCACCCCCTCCCGCAGTATACTCAATGTGCAGCTTGGGAGCATTTGAAGAATCATTATCAACGTCTGACCAGATGCAGTAGCCTCCAGAAGTCTTAGCTATTTCCAATATAGCGAGAGAATTACCGCTAGACCACCCACCACGGCCAAATAATTCAGTGCACGGGGTTACGATGCTCGGGCTTGAGTGATATTGGTTTAATGTTAAGCTGTCCTCTTCCCAGTCAACGCCTGAAGTTTTGGCTCTATCCTCAACATCGGCCTCAGTTGAAAAATCGTTTGCGTTATCTACATCATTGAGATGGATAGTACAGTGTATATTGTTCAACCCACTAATAGAAGGATAACCCTGATAATATGCTACGCTTGGCACTGTGCCTTGTGGAACAGTCACGCCATTAAATTTCATGCCTCCTGATTTACGAGGGTATGTGGCTGCTGGGGCTGTGTAAATCCTTATCCAGTCATTAGTAGGCACGCTTCCACTGTCTGACTCGTAGGCATCATCCGTACCAGCCCCAACTTGCACTTCAAGCGTCGTATTCTTCAAGATGACAGGAAACTTTAAGCCTGTCAGGTCAAATCCCAGTTCCAGCTGCCCATCTTTGTATGACCAGTCCAGTGGCCTTTGTTCTGGTTCTTCTTTGCTGTCTACCAGCCTGGGCCTGGGTATACCCACACCCTGCTTCGCCGACAGGAGTGTTAGAATATCCAGGCCGGCTAAATCAACATCGAAAGTGAATTTGCCATTCAGTTGCTCTGGAGGCGCTTCCGCAAAAAGTACCTCAAACTTCATGCCGGTGTTGGTGAAAATAATCCGTATCTCACCCCACTCTACGGGCATGACAATTCGGTCGGGCAATAGCTGTCCATCCAGCTTGGTCGGCGAACTCAGGACGTTCCTAGTAAGACCTGTGAATAAGGGAATTGCCGGCAGGCGAAAATATTTGCTCCTCTCATTCCTGTCCGGGCAGAACAGCCGTGTACCATCATCTTTGAACTCGGCATAATAAGGGGCACCATCGATGTGCCAGCCACTGGTGTCTCTCACAAGGTACGGCTTGATATCCTGCCAGGCCTGCCCATCTTCAGACATCTGGACAGCCCCGATGAAACAGTCCAGGGCAAACCTGCCATTACCCAGAGAAGTTGTCCTGCTATTTTTAAGTGTCAGCATTTTAACTCTCGTTCCAGCGCAGTTCACAGTCGATGAGCGTTAAGGAATTACCGTCTGTTACGCTTCTATCACTCTGTAAATCCCAGTAGGCTATTACTTCTCGGTTGGCTACGGTAGCATTATCGTCAAGCAAAACAGCATACCTCGCCCCATTTCCCGAAGCCGGTATTGAACCGCCAGACGCCGTCCAGACAATGTTCTTAATCTGGATGAGTCCCCTATCACTTGTGTCGTCTTCAGAATGGACATCGAAATCGGTAGCATTGCGGGCGAGCTGATAACCCCCACCGGCGTAGCCGTTACCAGCCACAATCTCGGTTAAATCACTCAAAGTATTGGTATCCGCATTGGGAGCTGTGGTTGACGTTACCAGAGCCACATAGAAGTTTGCGGGTATAGCATCCCCCTTGAATACCCATCCAAGTACCCTGTACTTACCCTTATTAGTCCAACCAGCCATTACCGGTACCTCCACTTGGTAGCTAGATAAATATCCTGGACTTCGACCAGAGTTAAACCACGTCGGTAAATCCAGACTTCACCAATCAGATTCTTAAAAGGATTGGAGGAGAGGTCATGAGGATATATTCCAACAACACAAGGCTTGGAGTTATTGATACTACCCTGACGAGCAGATATATTAACCCCTGTGCCATTTACTTGCCCGTCAACAAAAAATGTTGCCTGGGCATCTCTATCAAAAACCACAGCGACCATATGCCAATTTCCATCCAGAACGTCACTCCCACCTGTTGGGCTTCCATACGACACCCCTGAGGAGTCACCAATGGCTGCCCTTAGCAAACCATTATTCTGGTTGCAGTGCATCTGGTATCCGATAGCATCGGTTCGCTTGCCTACGATATGGTGATAAACGTTGGTGACCTTCGATCCATTTATCCAGGCTATCGTGGTAATGTCATTTGTCCCCATATCCAGTTCTGCGCTGGTTCCACAGTTGATGTAGTCATCCACTCCGTCAAAATATCTGCCTAAGGGACGCCACCCTGTACCGGTAGCCGTGCAGAGATGCCGATACGCATCCCTTGACGCGAAGGAGGCACCGTCCAGCTCGTAGAGCGGCAGGTATAACACCAGACCAGGGTCAAAGATAAAATCCATCATCCACCTCACGAAGCAGCGTAGATTATTTTGACGTAGCTTGAGTTCTTGGTTTTACCTACGGCATTTTCACCACCGGCAGCACCCGACTTGATTTGCAGCCGAACATCAAAGGGCACGGTGTTGAAATTAGCCACCGGCTTGAAACGGCCGCTATAGGTATACTCCTTGTAGTTAGAGGCGTCAGCCGCGTAGGTTACCTCGCCATGGAGGTCAACCCAGGTGCCCCCTTTGTTTCTTGCCTGCCACTTGAAAAGAACGCTCTCCGTAGTGCTGCTGGACTTCACCGCACAGGTAAGCCCGAACTCAAACTCAATTACGGCGCCCAGTGCCGGTGGATTAACCGTAACCTCTTCCACTGTTTCATAATCATCAGTGGAAGTTGTTTTCTCTGCACTCCACTGAATTCCATCCGGGGTCAGATTACCCCGGGCAAAAGGATGCTCAACATGTTCTATTGTCGCCATGGCCATAATTTACCTCCTTTTCGGGATACGGGGTGGGGTTTTAGCCACCACCCCCATCCGCTCCTTGTTTTAATGCCAGACGGGTGTTTGGCACCCGTTTAGTCCTGGACACCGATAAGAGCCGCCGCCTTGATGGAGCTGAAAAGAGCCAGCGACACATACCACTTAATCCTGGTCCGGGAAGCATCCTTGGTCTCCAGGGAACCGATAGGCTCCACGGTGAGGTGGCCCGGTGCCGTCAGGCCACAGAGTGACCCTTCGCCAAACTGCATGGCGTAAATTATGGAGCAATCGCCACCGGTAGTGTCCGTCTCAAGGCTACCGCTAACCACGTGGGTGTCCAGTATCCAGTCATTAACACCAACAGGAATACCATCCCAGAACTGGACAAAGTTACCCCACTTGTCCCGGTCGGTCTCCATCATGCCACCAGCAGCTCTGACCAGGGCGTTTATCTTGCGCCTGGAGCGACGGCTCATCAGCAGCAAATCTGGCTTGCCGCCCTTGACGGCATCAATAAGCTCATCAAGCATGGATAGAGTCAGGGTAGCCCCGGCAGCCCCGGCGGCAATCACCTGGTCGTTGGCACTCTCAGTATCAATGAGCGTCCTCAAGCCATCGAACTGCTTGGGGTTAGCCGTGGCATCACCATAGACAAAGGTCTCCTCGAATTTGTCCTTAAGTGCCTTGGCCTTAAGCTCGACCACGGCGGCCTCCAGGTCCTGAACATTACTTCTGGTAACCTTGAGGAAATTATCCACGTCAGCATCACCGCCCATAATCTTCAGGCTGGCTGTTTTCTGCTCGAAGGTGGGGGTTGATTCCGCCCAGGTATCGCCAACATCATAGAAATCGATTGCCGGGAGGGTCTTCTCCTGGTTGTAGGTCAGAACATTGCCTACAATCTCGACGAAGGGCATCTGCTGCAATATGGGCGAGTCCTTGACGATAGTCTCCACCACCCCCTGCAGCAAGACGTCATTGGACAGTTTGTTTGCTTCAGCTAAAGTTAATGCCATTTATCTTCTACCTCCTATTGCGTATTGAATCTTTTCACGCGGGGACAGGGCTGAGAGGTCAGGTGTTGTCCTCTCCGGAGCTCCCGCCGGAACTCTGGCCAGCAAGATTTCAGCCTCCACTCCCTGCTTTACCTTACTCACCAGGGCTTTTGCCTTGTCCAGAGACTCATTGATAGCCTCGATATTGTCGCCAGTGATGAGTTCCTCAAGAATCTCTGGATTTGCCTGGACCACCGCAGTTTTGTAGCTGGTTACGGCCTCAGCCAGAGAACTGCTGAGAGAAGTCAATTTCTCCTCCATCTCAACCTTTGACTGCGTCAGGAGAGTAATTTCGTCATCCCTGTCAGCTACAGTCTGCTCAAACTCAAGAGAACGCGCCCTGGCCTTCTCCAGCTCCCCGTCCTTTTGCCTCACCAGGCTCTCCAGCTCGGCAACCCTGGCTTCAAGCACCACCCCCGGCTCCGGTTCCTCGGGTAAATCCTGCTCGTCAGGTGATATTTCGGGCGAGTTTTCTTTCTCTTCTACCTGGTTTGCCAATTTCCTTCCTCCTGCCAGTTATTCCTCAATAACCTCTGCCTGGGCTTCGACTTCCCTCTCTCTCGCTCCACCCCTGGCCGGTCTGAGGTTAACTTCTTTATTCATCCTGAGGATGGTTTCCCTTTCCTCAAGCCACCGATTAAACTCCATCTCAGGGTCCTGGACACCAATCTCATCCATAGCCCGGCGCCGGGAATGTATTCCACTCTGCACCAGGACCTGCTCGGTAGCCACCAGCTTGGCCAGATCCTGGGGTAGCACCGGAGTCCAGACCACCCGCAAGCGGAGGCCATCAAAATTCTCCTCCCCGTGTTTCCCCAGAAGCTTGAGAATAAGACGGTTCCTCCGATTATAGGCAGCGGTGCGGATAAGTCTTTTCCGCCGTACCTTTTGCAACAATGGCTGAAGTTCAATTTCCAGGGCCACGCCGGACAAATCCCTCTCCGTACCCCCGAAGGCCGCCCGGGGCGATTCCGAGACATCATGCAGTATTCTATAGAGCAGGTTGATATAATCTATATGCAGCCTCACTCCACCACCCTGAAGCAGGTCGAGGAGATAGGCCTTGGCGTCCTCGGGGATATTCCACACCGCCCCCGGTCTGACGGTGATGTCCTCAGATTCCTCCACATTCTCCAGGACAGCGACGGGATTACCGGATAGCTCCAGTATCCTCGATAGCTGAGACATCGCCCGGTTAAGCTCTCGCTGCGGTTCCATGACCGTCAACAAATCAGATATTCCCCAGAACTTCTTCGGCTCTCTCAGGTTGGGGAAAATTACGAAAGGTATGAAACCATAGGGATTGGGCTTCCTGTCAACCTGAGCATCGTCAATCCATAGCTCCAGTTCCCGGGCTGTCCACACCTCAACAAGGGTGGCCGTTTTGCCTTTGGCTTTTACCTGATAGAGGTCTTCCACCACCTCAGCGCTGAGACTATACTTTGAGGCTACCCGCCAGAGCCCAGAGGTATCATCCCCCACCCACCAGGCGTAGATACCCTGAATATCGGGGGCAGTGATGTGGACACTCCCCGTCTCCTGGTTCCAGATAACCTTGTAGCCGGCATCGCCCAGGATGGCACAGTCAATCTCAGTCTCGAAGTCAAGCTGCTCCAGATTGTTATCCTGATATACCTGATACAGCGCTGCCTCAGCCCTCTGCGCTCTGGCCCTGGCCTCCTCCGAGTCCTCTACGGGCTCAACCGCAAACTTGGCTCCAGACATGAGATACGAGGTAACCTTATCGATGAAGACCTTGGCATAGTTAAAGGTGAGACGCTTCTCACCCCATCTCTCTCTCCCCTCCCAGTGGATACCGTGATAAAAATCAAGTAGTTCTTTGTAGCCCTTAATCCGCTCGCTATCGCGGCGGGCTAATTCGGCAGGATTAAAGCCTTCGTTCATTTCTGCTTACTTCCTCCATTAGCTGAGTTACCTGAAGCCACCTTTAATGCTCGCTGTACCGTACGCTGGCTGACGCCAAATATCAGGGACAGTTCCTTTACCGTCTTCCCTTCAGTAGTGAACAATCTGGCCATCTCTCTGGCACGCAACCTCTTTAACCAGCGTTGCTTACCTCCGGGTTCATCATAAACACACCTGGGCAAAGGGCAATCGAGACATGACTCAGCCAGCTCGCAGCCCTCATCCCGGTAGTGGCAATACTCAGGTGGTAAATCCAGCTCAACCTCACTCGCTTGCTCAAGCTCCAT